AGTTGTAGAAGCTATCGGACCTCAGGTTCAGGTAACTTCTGGAGATGTGTCCGTGGTATACCAAGGCGATGTAATTTTAGGTCGTCTAGCTATGGGTGCAGATTTCCTAAACCCTGCTGCTTGTGTTGAGCTTGTTGCTGGTGCTGCTGTAGGTTCTACAGGTAACGCCGCATTTGGTGCAACATACCCAGAGAACGCTTAATCTCTATTTTATTTTTATACGGGAGCTTCGGCTCCCCTTTTTCTTATGGCAACCACAACTATTGACATCGACACAGAACTGTCCGCAGTAAACAGTATATTGGGGGCTATTGGTCAAGCACCTCTTACAACTCTTAACTTTGATAACCCAGAGGTGTCGTTTATATTTAATTTATTACGTGATGCAAACGTAGATACACAGTCAGAAGGCTGGCACTTTAATAAAGAAGAACATGTACAGTATACACCAGACACTAATGGTAAGATAACTATAGGTAATGATATATTATCTATGGATGTACATGACAACCAGATACGTAGAAACTATAACCTTGTACGTCGTAATGGATTTTTGTATGACAAAATAAAACATACAGATGACTTTTCTTCAATCGCTACTATAGATCTCGATGTTGTTAGACTATATAACTTTGAAGATTTACCTATTGCATTTAGAAGATATATTACATACAGAGCTTCTAGAATTGCAGCTACACAACTTGTTGCTAACGCAGGCTTAGTAAGATTACTAGGAGTACAGGAACAGCAAGCAAGGGCAGCACTACAAGAATACGAATGTAATCAAGCTGATCACAACATGTTTGGATTTCCAGATCAAACAGCATATCAAACATATCAACCTTGGAGAAACCTTAGAAGATAATGGCAGGCATAACACAAACTATTCCACAATATTCATTGGGTATATCAGAGCAGCCTGATAACTTAAAGTTTCCCGGTCAAGTAACTGACTCTCTAAACGCTATACCAGATGTAACAAAGGGATTATTTAAAAGACCGGGAAGTAAAAGAATCGGAACCAATGCTCTATCCAGTGTACAGAGTGGAGGTTCGTGGTTCCATTACTTTCGTGATGAATCAGAAGGTTCATACATAGGTCAAATAGCAGCTGATGGTCAGGTCAGAGTATGGCGTTGTAGCGACGGTACACTGATGACTACAGCTTACGGCACAGGTGGACAGACAGCTATTACAAACTATTTAGCTACAAGTACACCAGAGAATCTACAAACACTTACGATTAATGACACGACTTTTGCTACCAATCGTGATACTACTAACTCTAACACTCTCGTTGGGACAACGGGAACTACAGATGCTACACCAGATGCTCACTTTGCTTTTCTAGAACTATTGCGTACAGAAAACGGTAGACAGTATGGACTCAATGTATCTAATAATTCTAACGTACAGACTCTTAACCGTGCTACACGTATAGAAATTCAGTCTGATGATCTTGATGAGTCAGATGGTACAGGTCACTGCCCCGGTATAGGTACTCAGGTATTTAGTAAAGATGATGGTAGTAAAACAAATTTAATATTTAGACTCAACATTTTGGGGCAACAAGGTGTCAGTCCTAACTATGGTGCAAACCAAAACGGTGCTGGTGGACAGGACTACAGATGTAGTTACAACAGAGAAGCTGTACTACTACATGGTGGTGAAGGCTTTGTAACAAACGATACAGTAACAGCGGTGCTTGACTCAGCTGCTGGCGGTGCAGATACTAACGGTAATGGTACACCAGATGCTGCGGCTACATATACTATTAAAGTAGTAGATCATGAAACTACATCAGTACAAGCTAATCTAGGTTTAATTAGACCAGCTCCCACACCTTTTGATGCTGACACAGCCGTAACAGCTGACTCTATATTAGGTAGTTTAAAAGAAAAATTAGATGCTATATCAGGAATCAGTGCTAAAATTATTGGTTCTGGTATGTACATATCTAGTGCTAACGAGTTTAACATAGAAGTTGTAGAAGAAGATCTTATGCGTGTTATGCAGAGTTCAGTAAACGATGTAACTAACTTACCCAATCAGTGTAAGCATGGTTATATAGTTAAAGTTTCTAACTCTCGTATGGCTGACGAAGATGACTACTACGTTAGATTTGATGGCGAAAACAATAGAGATGGCTCTGGATCTTGGTCAGAATGTGCCAAGCCCGGAATAGCTAAAACTCTTACTAACATGCCAGTTGTTATACAGCGTACAGCTACAACTACATTTACTGTAAAGCAATTTACATATCAAGATAGACGTATAGGTGATGATGGTACAAACCCACTACCTAGTTTTGTAGGTCAACGTATTAACAAAGTATTGTTTTTCCGTAACAGATTAGCACTGCTGTCAGGTGAGAATGTCATTACATCCAGGCCCGGAACCCTTGGTATACCTGACTTTTTTGCAGAGTCAGCACTAACAACCTCAGCCAGTGACCCTATTGATATATCTGCTGCATCTATGTTTCCTTCAGAACTGTTTGATGGCATAGAAATAAACACAGGTTTACTTGTATTTAGTACAAACCAACAGTTTTTGTTATCATCTGATGACACAGTGCTGAATCCAGATACAGCTAAATTACGAAGTGTATCTACATTTAATTATAACGAAACTATATCTCCTATATCTTTAGGTACAACTGTTGCCTACTTAGATAACTCTGGTAAGTTTAGTCGATTCAATGAAATGGCAAACGTACAAAGAGAAGGAGAGCCTAATGTAGTAGAAGTAAGTAAGATTGTACCTACACTACTACCAAAAGATCTTGATTTACTTACAAACTCCAGAGAAAACTCTGTTGTTCTGATGGGTAAAACAGACTCAGATACAGTCTTTGGCTATAAATATTTACAAATAGCTGATAAACGACAGCAGGCTGCATGGTTTAAATGGAAGCTTAACAATCCTTTACTTTATCATTTTATAATTAATGATGAGTACTTTTTTCTAGATACTGATAAGTACTTACAAAGTATTAAGTTAGTGCAAGCTGACTCAGATCCATCTATTGTACAGGATACTGTAGACTTTTTATTACATGTAGATAACCATACTACTGTAAGTGGTGGCAGTTATAGTGCAGTTACAAACCTAACTACATTTTCTAGTGTAAGCTGGCTTAGTTCAGTTACTACACCTAACTATGATTTAGTTGTAATTGACACAAATACAGCATCAGCACGAGTTGGTAGATATGCTAAACCCACAGTCTCAGGTACAGATTTTACTTTACCCGGTGACTGGTCAGGTGTAACACTTACAATAGGTTACATATATGACTATGAAGTTCAGTTTCCTACCTTCTATCCTACTAAAGGAAGTGGAGAGAAACTATCTGCTGATGTTAACTCATCATTAATTTTACACAGAGTTAAAATACACTTTGGAAAAATTGGACTTTATGAAACAACGCTCGAACGGATTGGTAAACCAGATTATACAGAAGTATACGAGTCAACTGAACTTGACGAATACGACGCCTCAGATGCACCATATCTCGAAGAGTTTATTAAGACTATACCAGTCTACGAACGTAATACCAACGTCGAAATAAAACTAAAATCTGCTCACCCTGCTCCAGCTACGCTACGTGCGTTGTCTTGGGAAGGTGACTACTCACCCAAATTTTATCAGCGTGTCTAATTATATACACCCTATCACAACTGAGGCTGCCCTAGAGGTGGCCTCCAACCTACGCTCAGACGACTTCAGAGAGGTCACAGAAGGTCATGGGCTAGATCCTATTACCTTCCTACCTTTCGTCGCTCAAGAGGGCTCTGCTGTGTATTTCACAGTACCAGACGGCAAGACTGCCGGACTAGCCGGAGTAGGAAAAGGCGGAGTTATCTGGATGTTATGTACACCAGACATACAACGCTACCCCATCACATTTGCGAGAGAAGCCAAACGGTATGTCGATAGCCGTGAAGAGCCTCTTTTGTGGAACATAGTAGACTGTAGAAATACAGTACATTTAAAACTGTTAAAGTTTTTAGGGTTCAAGTTTTTGCGTAAGCTACAGCATGGACCAAACAATTTACAATTTATAGAATTTTGCCGTGTGCGTAGACGCTAATGCAGGGGCTAGGGCACAAGCCAAAGCCGAAGCTCAAAAACAAGCTACTCTTCATAAACAGAGAGCTTTATCATTTTGGAACAGAGAAACACAGTTTGCACGTAATTTAGATAGATCAGTTATAGGCTTAAGTCGTGACCAAGGCGACATTATGCAGAACATACTTTACCAGACAGGTGCTGGTAGGTTAGCTCAACAAAAAGCCTATGCTGCATATTTACGTGGTAGAAAAGCAAACGAAGGAGGTCGAGCAAGATCATTTGGAAAAGCTGGACTTGCAAAATATTTACAAACAAAATCAGGAATCGAAGGTGTTGTAAGAACTGTAGCTGGTAGACAAGCAGCTCAAAAGCAAACAGCTGCTATGCGAAATTTCCAGTCATTCCGTGCAAGGTCTAGAGAAAAACTAGGATTACCAGCACAAGCACCACCACCAGTAATGATGCCGCCATCTAACAGGCTTGGAGGAGCATTATCACTTGCTCAGAGTGGACTAAGTATTGCATCAAGTATTAAGTTTTTATCTGATATAAGAGTAAAAGAAAATGTAGAACAAGTTGGTGTATCACCACAAGGCTACAAAATATACGAATTTAATTATATAGGTGGTGATGTGCGATTCCGTGGAGCTATGGCTCAGGATGTTGTACAAAAGAATCCTATGGCTGTAGGTATAGATCAAAACTATCTAACTGTTGACTACAGTAAAATAGACGTTAACATGGAGGTAGTAAATGTCTGAATTTAATAGACAACTTGGAGTGGCTCGTGATGCGTTTTCGAGCTCCTCTAAATCTAACTATGGATCTGAAGAGGCTGATCTTACAGATGCTATGATTAAAAATGTCGAAAAATACGACATGCCTAATACTATAGCATTTTACAATAGTGTTAAAAACTATGAAAAAATAAAAGATCAAGGTAGCTTTCTTAATACAATGAAGCAAGTAGCTGGAGTCTTTGAAGGTGCAGCTCAGTTTAAAAAAGTATCAGATGCTAAAGATAAAGAAGAAGACGGATTTAATCTTGTTAAAGGATTCGGTAATCTGGTAAAAGATAAGGTTGTTGACGAATTTAACGCTGATGAACAAAAACTAGAAGAAGAAAGAACCAAGGCAACTGTAGAGCTAAAAGAAGAAGCTGATACTCAAAAAGGTCCAGAGAAAGTTGTTACAGATGAAGCTGCCTATAATTTACTTCATACAGATTTTGATG